GGCTTTGGTGGCGGGCGCGACGTGCGCAGATACTCGGTGAGCTCGCGAGCGCTCTCTTCTGCGATACGTTTATTGTGTGCCACCTTCTGCCTGATTATGGCTGTGTCCTCTTCCCACTCATCAAACTCGGCTAGCGAGTCTTGAGTTCCTCTCTGGCCTCCCGATGCTCCCTGGCCAGCTGGGCGTACGCCTTGCCGTGCTCCTTCAGCTCCGCCTTGAAGGCGTCGTTCAGCTCCTTCTTTTCCTGCTCGCAGTCGTCCTGTTCCTTCTCGAGCCTGGCCAGAGCCGCCTTCAGCTCCTTGAACAGCAGGCCGATCACCCCCACTAGCGTTCCGATTGCTATCATCAGAGCCTGAGCGAGATCCATTCACGCTACTCTCCGTTCTTGTACCCCGGGTCCGTCTTGGGCTCCGGGATACTTTCGCGCTTTTCTGGTCGCAGTGTCGAGAGCTGCTCATCTAGTGCCGAGACCCGGTCGCGCAGACCCATGTGCTGAGAGACGGCCTGCATATAGTTGACCAGCAGATCGAGCGTGGCTTGGACGGCCGCTAGTTGCTCTTCGATGTGTTCGAGGCGCGCTTCGGCGGTCATTTCGTGCGACATTCTCATCCGACTCCCTTCGGAGGCTCGGTGTCGGGCAGCTGCACGCCTGGCATCGTTGGATCGCTGTCGTGCGGTAGCTTACGCTCTGCCCAGTAATCGTCGAGACTCGGGCCAAGCGCGACATGAACGTTGACGCGCGCCCGAAGCCAGTCAGGAAGCTCGACTCGCATGCATTCGGCCATGTCGTTGCACGTCTGCGCATCCTCCTCGACCGGCTGCGGCGCGCTCGTTGCGCCTTGTACGACCGGTAGCCACTTGGCTGCCAGCGAGACTACGGCACGCTGGTAAGGCCCGAGCTCGGCAGTGAAGTAACCGAGAGCCCGAACCTTCGTCACGTAGGCTGCAGCATCGCCAGTGAGAGCCACCTCGAGCGCCGGTCGCCAATGGGGCTTGGAGAGAAACTCGAGCTTGGCTCTCACGCCATCGGCCAGGGTCTCGTGAGCTCGCATGCGGGTCTGCGGGTGCCCCGGCGGAACGTCGTAGCTCTTGATGACGTTACCCTTCGGCCGCTCCTCGCCTTCGGGGCTGAACCAAACGTAGGCGTACGAGCCATCGGCCTGCTTCAGCCGCTCGTTCAGCCGGATGCAGGTATAGAGGCCATCATACTCGGTCCCCGCCTTGATATTCCCGAGATTCCAGTTGTAGCAACTCTTGCCGTTACCCGTCTCGAGCGCGTACTGGCCGAGAAGAACAGCAACCGCCTTGTGTGACGGCGTTCCGTTCGTCAGACGCAACAGCTCGTCAAAGTAAGCGGGCGCTACCGCGTGCGGCTCAGGTGTCGTGATCTGCGGCGGGACGTAGGTGGCTTTCATCGCGTCGGATCATCCTTTCCGCGCAGCACAGTCTCGATGTTGACTGCCGCCATCTGCTGACTGTCGCTCGGTCGAATGCCGCACATCTCGCGAATGCGCCCGATCAACACGCGGCCCGCGGACTGCCGCTGCTGCGGGTCGTCGACTTGCGCGAGCGTCTTCGCAAGCACGGCGTCGGCGATCGCGATCGCTTCGTAGCCGTTCATCTCTGCCCCCTCAGTTGCGCTTCGGCCTCGTCCTGCTCGGCCAGGTCAGCAATCTTGCGCTGCAGATGACGGCATGCCTTGCAGCGCTCAGCTGGCTCGAGGCGCTCGATCTCCGGCTTAACGAGCTGCCAGACCTTTTCGAGTGCTTCTAGGGTTTCGACGAGCATTCTTCCCAACGATCCAGCACCTTCGCCCAGCGCTCATAGAGCTGCCTGAGAGCTGGGCACTCGGTGACTGTGAGCATGCCGCGGCAGGCTCCGCTATCGATGATCGCGCGTCGCTCGCTAGCCCGCTCAGCCTGGAGCACGATCAGCTCCTCTCCGCAAGGGTAAGGAGGAGCCTCAGGAGCCTTCGGTCTACAGTCGACGAGAAGCAGAGCCAGAAGCCAACCGAGGCCGCGAGGCTGAGAAAAAACTCCGCGAGCGTCCACCACATCACCCATATCCTTTCATGGCGCCGCCGCTACAATCGATGGCGCGCACAGCGCGGCGATCTCGGCCACCCCAGCCTCATTATAGTGAAGGTTGTCCCCCTGAATCGTTCCTCCGCTCATGCCATCCACGTCGATTAGATAGGCGTGCGCGTCGCCCGCTACATAGCTTGCCTGTGCTGCTCTGACCGTGGCGCGCTCGGATAGACCGGTGAAGTTGTTGTTCAGTTCGAGAATATGAATCGGCATCGAGGCATCCCAGAGCGCGCGTTGCTGTGTTGCCAGCGTGCCTAGATTCGCCTCGTAAGCAGCAGCTGCCGGCGCGCTCTGAGCATCGCTCTCCCCCTGTACCCAAATCGTCTGCCGATGTTGGTTACCGCCGAACCTAACTTGTGCTTTGCGAGCTAGCTGGCGCCACTGCCAGTACAGATTTTGAAACGGCGTCCCCATGTTGCTGAGCCATGTAGCGATGCCTGTTCCCCCGTCACCGATCATCGTAACTAGCATCGGCCTGCTGAGCGTTGCTTGTGCCGCTGCGCTGCCCTCCACCCATGGGCCGTAATACAAAGTCCCGGCCACATCCTTCGGCCCCAAGCTCTCGAGGGCCGTCGACACATATACATAGTTGTCGTTCGACTCGATCCAATTGCGAATGTCTGACCTCGGGAATCCGGCTAACGCACCCGTCACATTGTAGGTCTGGACGTTCGACTGCCCGCCCCAATGCAGCACATCCACGTCTACTGTCGGTCCGTAGATTATTCCGTCTGCAAGATTGCCGGCCCACAGGTCATAGCAGTAGGCTTCCTCCTCCGCAGAGAATGACTGCGTGGACAGCCCCAGCACCTTCAGATAATAGCGGCTGAAATTGACGATACTCCCGCCGTTCTGCTGCGCGCCCACAGTCAAGTGCGTTGTCGCCTGAGAACCCACGTTGACAGCAGCCGTAGTAGGGTCGGCGAAGTCATCCACAGCAAAGCTCTGAGCAATGCCCGTCTCGCGCATACGGATCATGCGAGGTAGGCTGTGCGGAACGAAGCTAAAAACCCCAGTCGTGGACTGCTTCTGGATTCGGTAGGAATTGCCGTTGCCGTGAAAGAGCACGACCCGCGGGGTGGTGCTCAGATTCGAGCTGTACCCGACTATGGTCTGCGCCGCCCCGCCGTTCGGGACCTCCTGAAGGACCATAAAGATGGTCAGCGGGTTGTCCTCGCCAGCGAACGCAGCGCCGGCGGCTGCGCTCTGAAGACACTCGCTGTTCGCGCTGTCGAAAAAGATGGCCTTGCCGCCGGTCGACCCAGGCCAGGTCTCGAGGCTCGGAGCATTCGCGGGCGCTGTAAGCGTATAGTTTCCGATTCGTGGTACGACGCTGGCGACGTCCGCGCCTATCGCTCCAGGTTGATCGTCCGCGTACCAAAGTCCGATGTCCCACTTCTCGGGAAAGGGCGTGGACGTTGGAGACTGCGGCGGCAGGAACAGACCGCTACCGGCGCTCGCGCAGATGCCGCGCCGATTGCTCCGCCCTCCGCGTCTACCAAACATGTCCGGGTCCCCGCAGGCCAGAATCAGCAGCAGAAGCACGAGCCATCGCATCAGACCAATCCTGATCCGTAACGGCCCGTGACGTACGCATCGAGAGCCGTCGTCTGACCGGCGCTTGGTTGAGCGTTGAATATCGCGAGCTCGCTGATTCGGAAATTGCCAGGCACGCCTCCCACCGGATCGGTACCAAGACTGAAGCCCGCTGCCGGATCGGTGTTGCCGGCGCTCGTGCCAGCAGCAACGTTGGTCGCGATGATCTTGAGGTAGTCTGCCGTGGTACCAAGAAATCCAGCCTCGACCCGCCCCCAGTTGCCGATCGTGAGAGCTCCGTTCGTGTTGACGAGCACGGTGTTCAACATACGCCACTGCGGCGTCACTGGGTTTTGCGTCAGGCTCATGTGCGTGGCCACAGCGCCAAAGCCGCATACGCGGTCGCCATTCGTCCACGTAACCTGACTCACAACCATCCAGATAATCGTGGGCGTCGTGGCTGGAGCCGCGCGGTCGATAGCCGCATTGATCAGTCGATCGTCGGAGCCGTCGAACAGAATCGAGGGAGTCGAATTGGGGCCGCCCGAAGCCTCGAAGGTGGGCTGCGCGCCGCCCGTTCCCTGCGTCAGGTGGAAACCGTTGCCGCTCTGGTCGCTCCACTGGGAGACTCCCGTCCCAATCGTTACGCCAAGGTCCGAGCGCCACCATGCAACGGTGGCAGCGCCCATGATGGTGAGCGGAGACACGATGGCGCCCCCGTCACCGCTCGGAATCCGCCGCCGGTTAAATCGCTCCCCCGGACGTCGGATGAGTCCCATCTCTAGGCCGAGCGGTCAGGCTCGTCGGACAAGTTGATGTAGATGTTGCAGGCACCGACAGACGCGCGCACGAAGTAGAGTTTCGGTGGCGAGCCGTCCTGCGAGAAGTACGGCAGCCTGATATCCTCCTTGACCTTGCTGACAAGCAGGCCGCCTACTTGCAGATTCGTCCCGGCATCTGTAGCCGCGATCGCCTCATCGACGGCCGCTGACGGATTGCGCGTAAACGCATAGAACGCATCGCCATCCGCCACGATCGTCACATACTTACCAGACCAGTTGTATTTCGTGATCTCGTGGACCTTCGACGTTGAGTCACAGGTGAACTTCAGCGCGTTGAAATCGTTGTCGCTCGCGCTCGTTCCGTACGGTGGCCGTCGATCTGTTGCGCTCATGGGGCCTCCTGCATTACGGGCTTCTCAGGCTTCGCTGATTGCTCAGATCGTGCGACTGCGCGACCTTGGGGTTTACGGGCTGTGCGGGCGGCATGCCCTGCGGAGCTCCCTGTGCCGACTGCGCAAACAGTCCCTGAATACCAGCGATGCCATCAGGGGTCAACGTCGGGTCGGTCGGGAGATCGAATGCGACTGACAACAGCAGGCGCTGCTTGAACGGGAGCGGCTTGCCGCGATCCGCAGCGGCCGTCGCGATGCGCGCCTGGATTAACCGGTACTCCTCCGGGAAGTTCGCGCGCATCGCCTCGAGCTTTTCGATCGGCAGATCGCCGGATGCCACATCGCGGATCGTGCCTTCGAATGACTCGGCTCCGTCGCGGTAGCGCAAGAAGCGTTCAGCCTCGCCGGGCGGCACGTATTTCGGGTCCGCGCCCGGTGTTAGGCTCAGGTCTGAGCCGATCACAGCGGGGACCTTTGACCGAAGAAAGATGTTATTTTGCTGAATGCGCTGAGCGATTGCGGTAGCAAGCTCGGGGAAATCATTTGCTATCGGTGCCGTTGCCGTCCCGATGCGCTTGATGGTTTCCACTGCCATCGGACCACTCGTTGCCTCGAGGACTTCGGAAACCGCCGACTGGTAATCCTTCGTTAGGTCGGCGCGCTTGAGCTCGGGCGCTTTCCCCTCAGCCGCAATCCCGACGGCTGCTCGCGCGGGTCGCGGCGTGGGGGCTTCGGCGTGAGCGCCTTCGATGGCTTTTCCGGTAGCCACGCGATGCGTTTCCTTGACGGATTCGCCAAGTGCCTTCGTGTGTGCGCTCTTAGGCAAGAGCTTCGGGTTTCCCTCGATCAGCGCATGAACTACCGCCTCACTTCGCCGGTCGAGCTTCGCAATACGGTCAGCGATGCGAGCTACGGTGCCGGGGCTCTTCTCTCTCAAGAGCTGCATCGCCTTGGCGGTGATAGCGCCCTCTGCTAGCCCCACGAGACTCGCTCCGCCCGTCGTAATGGCGTTCAGAAAGGCCGCTCCGCCAGCGAGCAAATCGGACGGCTTGAAGCCAGGCTTCGCGTCCCGCTCGAGCCCATCGCGAGCAGCGCTCAGTGCGAGTCCGAAGTCTGCGCGGTCACTAGCCATGCGCTGCCAGTTGGCCGCAAGGTTGTCATCGGAAGTCGATGCCACCGTTTTGCCAAGCGCATCATCAAACACCGCAAGTGTTTTGCGCGCCTCGACCGCCGCCGGGTTATTGCGCTGCAAGGCGTTCTCGGTTGCGGCTGCGAGCTTCGTGCGCAGGTCGAGCATCTCACCGAAGCGGTACTCTTGGCCCTTGTCGATTGCTTTCAAGAGAGGCTTAACTTGACGCTCGACTTTGCCGGCTAGCGCGCGGTAGTCACCGAGCGGGACCGCTTTCAATGCGTCGATTTGCTCTCGGAGCGTTGCGGCCATCGCGCGCACATCCGGGCGGATGCCTGCGCCGTCGAGCGCGGTCGCAACAGCTTTCATCTCGGACTCTGCGCCAGCAACGCGAGCCTCTAATGTCTTCGCGGTTTTTTTCAGATTGGTTAGGTCGGCGCCCGAGTCGAGAATCTTCTGACCAATCCGCAATGCCCGCTCCTCTGAGCCGGCTTCGTTCATGAATCGCTTCGCGTCACCATGTGTCAGCGCTTTGATGGCATTCTTGTCGGCGAACCGACGGACCGCTCCCGGGATGTCTCCCGTTTCACTCACCCCGGCGAGCGCGCCTCGACCGATTGCGTTGGTCACCTTGGCCACGGTGCCGAGCAGAGCCGTGCTGACGCCGCCAGTGATTGCCCCGTGGCCGGCCGCCGCGATCAGTTTCTCGGCCGTTAGCGGCGTGTTCTGCAGGGATGCCCGGGAAACCTCTTCCCCCGCCCCGTAAACGGCTCCAGCCCCGACCCCCTCTCCGACAGCCTCGGCAGCACGAACTCCCCACGCAGGTGCCCGGAGCGCATTCGCTGCGCCTCCTAATACGGTCTCACCCGCTCGAGCTGCGCCGCCAGCGATGCGCCACGGGAGCAAGCCGCCTCGAGCGAGCGTGCCCGCGAGGCCCGGCGTGGCCGCTCCGCCCGATACGGCTTCTGTCGCAATGGCCGCTCCAGCCGCTCCGGCTATCTCCGGCAGAATCGTGACTGGGTTCGCCGCTCGTGTGGCCGCTTCCTTCCGGTAGTCCTCACCGAGGGAACTCGTCAAAAGAAGATCGCTCAGACCGATTGTCGCGCCGCGGTGAAGCGCCTCGTTGTAACCAATCCACGCTTGCACCGGGTTGAGCGCCCGAAGCGCCGTCTCCTCCCGCTTGCTCCGAGCCTCTTGTTTCGCCGCTTCAGCCGCTAGCGTCTCATCCGTTTCGAGTGCTCCGCCACTAGCAAGAAGCTGCGCGACGTCCGAGCCTTTGACAGTGCCTGCGCGACCGAGCCGGTCACGGACGTGCACCGGGGCGTCAGCATCGAAGTTCGCCTGTCCTGACTGAATCGCAGCGCCAAGCCCTTCCGAAGCGATGGGTTTCCCGTCTGGCGTGTAGGCTTGAGCTTGCCGGATTGCTGGAACAGGCATCGAGTTACTTCGGTGTGAAGCTTGACGGAGTGGCCGATTTGGCAGGCTTGTAGCCGGGCGGAGCAGGACCTGCGCTCAAGCTGGATGTCAGCGCTCGTCGTTTCTCGGCTAGCGTCGCCTTGTACGTTTCGAGCTTACGATCCGCTGGCGTTTCGAACCCGGCACGGCTCAGGCCAACGCTGATAGTCGCCTCAGGCTTTCCGATCGTGCGGTCCGACACTTCGATCGAACCCTTATCGAGCGCGCCTAATTGGTCGACGTTTTTCGAAACGGTTTGCAAACTTCCCTTCATCGTCTCGAGGTCAGCGCGTAGATCAATGGGATTACCGCCTTCGCGGAGCTTTTTTCTGGCATCTTGCATGCGCGTCACAATTGATTCGGCCTCATCGAGCTGTGAAAGCGTGCCGCGAATCTTGGCTCCCTCCGTGCCGCTCGGCGCGTAGCCGTGACCCTCGACATAGCGCTCAGTTAGATCAGCCGCGCGCTTTTCGGCATCCTTGTCAGGTGCCGTTCCGGCAACTTCGGCCATCGCCTTCTTGAACTCCGCGGCGCGCTTCACGGCCTTCAACGGGTCTGGTGCTCCGCTTCCGCCTCCGCTCGATGCGGGCACGTGCTTCCACTGCTCGACAACTTTGCCCGCCGACTTCTGCTCGAACGCCGCACGCGCCTCTTGCTGGCGCAGCGCTTCCTCAGCGAGCCACGCATCGAAGTTGGTCTGCACTTGCTCGCTGCCGGAGCGGAGCGCCCAAGCCTTCGCTTTCTGTAGCGCGTGCTCCTTGAGTTGCAGGCGAAGCATCTCCTCAGCTTCAGCCGGCGTGCCCCAGACCTTGAGCATGCGATCGAGCTGAGTCCCCTCGCCTTCACCGATCGATACCAAGTCCTTCTGCCGCTGCGCTTCGTTCGCAACTTCCTCGTCAAGAACCTGCTGAGCGAAGTTCGGTCCGCCGGCTCCCGTCGCGAAGCGACCAAGGGCAAGCCCGAGGCCGGCGACAATGCGACCGAACCATCCCTTGTCCTCGAACACGCGATCGCGCGCAGTCCCGCGGTCCGCGAGCTCCCGGGCTTTCGCAAGCGAGTCATCGATCCGCTTCATGCGCTCGGAGACGTCGCGCTCGATGCCGGCTTTGCGGATCTGCGTCTGCTCGATCATGTCCTGCGCTTGCACCGCTTCCTCGGCGGCAAGCTTGGCGAGCCCGGCCTTCTCGGCTTGCTGCTCGTCCGTTTGCTTCTGCTTCATGAGCTGCGCATCGATGCGCGCTTCCGCGAGATCCTCCGCCGTCTCCGGGCTAACCTGCCCCGTCAGCTCACGCTCGACGGTGAAGCTCGAACGCACGTCCTGAGCAGGCTTCGGGCGACCGCCGCCGCGCGGCTGAAGCTGGCTCGCGAGATACGCCCTCGTGAGCCGGTCGACTTCAGACTCGGGTGCGGCAGTCGCCGCTGGAGCCGCTTCGGGCTGAGCCGTAGCTGACACGAGCCTAGTCGGACCCGCCGACTCAGCGGCGAGATTCTGGGCGGCCGCCACGTTCGCGGCATTGACCGCCGTGAGGTTTTCCGCCTGCCGCTTATTGGCCTCGATGCGCGCTGCCTCTGCGCGCTTTGCGACGTCGGCGGGGTCGGTTGACGGTTCGCCCGCAAGCGCAGCCGCGGCCGGGTTTACCTGTGTCGTGAATGTCTGAACGTTGCCCGGGGCAACGGGATTCGCCTGAATCGGTCCGGCGAGCCCTTCCGTTCCGACCCTGGTAGCCGGCGGCCGCGCGGTAACATTGGCGTATAGGCCCTGTCGCGCTTGCGCTGGTGTCGCACCCGGGAGCTGCGCCGGGTCGAGTGCCATCGGTAACACGCGGCCGTCGTCGAGCGTGACGTCGAGCAAGCCGTCCGGGCGCTGCGCGTAGGTGACCATTATTACATACCGAGCGACTTGCGAATCGGTTCGCGCCGAGCGCGACGCTTACCGGCGCGATCGTCCTCGAGCGCATCGACTCGTTGATTCACCCCAGCCAAGTCATGCAGAGCCTGCGATAGCGCGCGGTCGCGCTGGACCGCAAGGCCCGCCGGTGTTCCGACAACCGCTTCGCGGTAGCCTGGTGACTGAGCAAGTTGCTGGGCAACGATTCCGTCTCGTGGCTGGCGCTTATCAGCGTACACGGCCCCTCCGACGGTATCGGCTTCGGTTTGCGAGAGCGGCGCTCCACTGAACAATTGAGCGCGGAGATTCGCGCGCTGAGTTTCCTCGCCTGCCATTCGAGCAGAGGACTCGGGCTTGTATCGGTAGGTGACCGGGTCGATTGGATCGAGGTTTCGTTTCGATGATTCACGGCGATCGATCTCCTTGGCCACGAAGTCGCTGAGCATCGAACCTAGCTGCAGTCCAGCGAGCAGACCGCCTCCGCCTCCGCCTCCGCCTTGCCCGCCGCCTCCAGCCTGAGCTCCCGTCTGGGCGCCTGCCTGGATAGCCTGTTCCAGACGACTCTTCTGCGCCGGATCCTCCACGGGTGTCGCGGGCTGCACCTTGAGCGATGCATCCGTGATCGGGGTCGTGGTCGCCGGCTGTAAAACGGTGCCCGCCGGCAATGGCGCATCCGGTTTATACGGCATCAAGCTCTTGCTGGCGTACGTGTCTCCGTTAAACGCCGATGGCTGCGCCGGCTGCTTGTCGTTGAAATCGGAGTACATCTCCTTCTCTGAGTAATCCGAGTAGAGAATCTCCTTGGCCCGAATGTCAGACAGTCCGGCCGCGAGGCCAGCGATCGCACCGATGCCGGCCATCGCTGGACCCTGCGCACGCTGCGCGTTCCCTTCGGCGATACGCGCATTAATGTCTTCCGATTTCAGCTGCGCATTCATGAGCGCGTTCGCTTCGTCGATCGAATATCCGCGCTGGAGCAAGTCTTGCTGGCGTTGCGCCTGCCAGTTTTGCTGCGCGAGCTGTTGTGCCCCGATAGTCTCTTGGGCGCGCAATAGACCAGTCTGCTGATTCGTCTGCGCCGACAGATCCGCCGTGCCTCGAATGCCGGCGCGCTGCGCCGCGCCGCGGCTCAAACCTCGCGCACCGGCTACCTTCGAAGCGATAGCAGCGCGGCCTCCGGCGAGACCCTGCTGCATCTGCTTTTCAGCCACGCTCGGACCTGCCCTGCCGAGCGCTCGATCTTGAATTGCCGTACCGAGCTCAGTCTGATAGCCGCGGGTCTGTCCCGATAGTGCATAGTCGGCCTCGCGACGCTTTCCGTACGGCAAATCCTTCGGCCGGTCCACGCGCCAATTCGTCTTGCCGATGGCAGCGCGCCCCACGGTCTCGAGTAGGCCGGCGTCATTGTCATCGTACGGCATTGGTTCACGCCCTCTGGGTCGCAGGGAAACGACCGCGGCCCGTCTCGACGCCATATTCTAGCATCAAGCTCGTCCACGCAACGCCCTCGTTGAATGTGTCGGACGGAACCTCGAGCTCCCGCACTCGCACGCGAATAGCCTGGCTGTTTTGCGCGGCCGTCGGCAGTGGACCCATCCGCAGCTGCATCAGCGGAAACCGTGCCGACTGCGCCGCAATGACCGGCGGCAAAAAGGTGTAGGTGACGATTGGTGTCGAGTCCTGTGCGGCATGATCCGTATAGACCTCGACGACAATCGATGGTGCCTCGAGAATATCCGAGTAGAGCGCCTTGCCGGTGAGCGTCAGATACCAGATACGCTGAAAGCCAGCGAAGCCGTCGAGCGCCAGATCGGCAGTCTCTAAGTCGCGTTCGACATACAGATCCGTCGCTCCGTCAAAGTCGCTGAACTTGGCGTCTGTCTCACGGAAGATTTTGCCTGACGTGCGCGCCCAGATGTAATCACCGCGATGCACGAGCGCAGTAATCGCTCCTCCGTAACTGAATTCACCGTCGAAGAAATAGCGTCGCACGCACCAGCGTTTACGCTGGTAGTCGTACACGAGCATGCGAAAGTCAGAGATGGCGTCATCTACTCCGCGACACCAGAACCGCACCTCGCTCTCTTCGGTGACAACAGTGGCAGCGCAGATTTCGGGGAACGCGGCGAGTTCATCTTCGACGGGAGCGCCGATGTAATCCGTGTTGAATTGCCTGTCCAACAGCATGATGCCGCGCTCGGACTGGTAGAATGTGCCGACAGGCGTTAACGCGACGCTTCGCGCTTCGATGCACCCATCATCGGTCGACACGCGCACAGGAGTTGTGTATGCGGAGTTGATACCGGTATCGTCTGGGCCAGAACCCTGGAAATAGTAGATGCCGTTACGTTTCCACACGATGCATGAAAAGTCTTGAACGCTAAACGCCGTGATGTCGCCGTCCTCATCAACGCGGAAGCTATTTTCGCTGTTCCAAAAGACTCCCTCGCGCGCCACCAATTCCTGGGATGGCCATACGGTGCGCCTGTCTGCCCCGAGTACGCGACCATCGAACGCCACCATGAACGCGAACGGCGGCGGAACTTCGTGCTCCTGGACTCCGCCTGTCGTGTAAAGCTCAGGCTGGTTTGCGTCAGTCAATCCCGTATCAGTTATTAGAAGAAAATCTGTGGATAACGGGTCGCATGGCTGCACGCTGAGCTGGGGGCCGCCGCCAACGACGGTCAGAATCCGGATGAATGGTCCATTGGCGGAGGTTGTATTGTTTCGTCTGTAGACTTCGATTCCCACGGGGTTCTTGAACTTGCTAGACAGATCGAGGACGTCCACGTCATGCATAGAACTCACGGTGTAATGAGGGACCGCGAGTCGTACGGTTTGCGTTCCGCCTACGGTTGGGGTTAGTACAACCGACACACTCGGCGTCGAACGCCACACACGGCCAATCGCATCGGTGTAAACGTAACAGAGTAGGTACTCTTGCTCCTCGTTCAACGGGAGCGACCCGCCGGCGATCAGCGACGAGTGCTGCACCCACGGATACCATGAGAAGCCAGCTTCAAAGGCGCGCTCGCCGTCGAATGCATGCGGAAAGCCTGCCGGAATCATTGCGCCGCGGTGCGACTCAATGCACTGCCACCGCGTGATGCCGCCCCCAGGTCCCCGAGGATCGCCCATTCGCATGCGGGTGTACTCAATGCTGACTCCACGCGATGTGCCTGGTTTCTCAAAATCCTTCATTGCGAACGCGGACCAAAAGGTTAAGTTACCGTCGTACCCAATGCCGGACAGGTGATTGAACCCGAATGGATCATACAGCTCAGCGTCAGCCCATCGCGCCACGGGGCGCGCGCGATAATCCGTGGAGGCCGTGTAACTATTGCCGAGCTCTATAAGACAGAGTCCGTATTCCTCTGGGCTCGCCGCCGCAGTGTTTATGGTCACATAAGAATGTGAGTCGATGCGGAAGATGCGGCTGGCGAGCTGGCAGTTGCGCGTCTCGTGCAACGTAGCCGTGACCGTTCCGGTGCTGCTGATCGTCTTCCACTGAATCGCCGATTGATTCGTCGGAGGAGTCGCTACGCTGAACGCAAGCTCCCACACGATCCATGCATCGGTTGCGGTGCGCGATCCGACAGTAATCGATCCGAATGGGTTGCCGGCAAGCGCCTGTATGGTCTGCACCGCGAAACCTGATGTCAGGTCGGTGCTCACATAGCCGATGCATTCGATCGCATTGTCTGTATCGTTTTGCAGAGCGACATAGACCCGGGAGCCCTCTTCATGGATCGCGACGTTAAGGACCGATTTCCCGCTTCGCTGATTCAGTGCGGCATGCGTCTGCGACAACGAATTGTTGAAGCGTTTGACGTCGAGCTGTCCTGAGTCGTTGACGTAGACGACGAAGAATGCGCCGCCATTGTCGTCTGGCACTGTGTCCCAACTCGTCTCATCCGCCTGGATGTCAGTGAGCAGGTTCGCTGGTGCGCTCCAGGTCAGTGTGCTAACGGTCAGCTTGGACACGCGCAGGCGATCTACAGACGTCGATACCCACATCGCAATAAAGTCGCCATCAAGACCAATGACGCGCGGATAGCGACCGGTGCCCTCGAGCGTCTGGATCTTGACGACCGAGTCGCGATCCGCGTCGATGACGATGGCCGTGATCGCGTGCGAGGTTTGATCCTCGTACACAACGCAGAGATATGAACCCGCGTATGCAATGTAGGCATTCGTCAGATTCCCGGTCGCCGAGTATTCGGCGTGCACCGGAAAGCGGTCTAGCAGTGCCTCGGGCACGCGGTCTAGACGCTTCCATACGGACGCTGTCGGGTCTACGCGCGAATCAATAAAGTGTCCGTCGACATGTAAGAGTTGACTCTCGCGCGTGAACAGACGTTTGCTCTCAGTGAACGCAAGCCCCGTGTCGAATCGGACATTCGGAATATTTGTGGTTCCGAGTCGCTTCGCGATCTGGCCCTCTTTATTCCACCGAGCATTTACGAGGCGCCGCACATACGGAGGCCGCACAACTTCGGGCGCGACGTGCTGCGCTAGGCTGCCGTCGAGAGATATCGATGTGCGGCGGGGAGCGAGGGTCACGCTTCTAGCATCTCATCCACGATTATCGTCATCGTTAGCTGACCGTTCACGCTGCCGAACGCTTGAATGATTTCGGCAGCCGTCAATGTGTACGGGCCCCAGATGTCCAGCACCGATGACGCGGGAACCGGGTAAGCGTCAAAGATTCGCGTTCCGGCCGCGTCCGCTCCGACGCTGATCGTCAAGTTGACCGGGCCTGCGCTGGTGTTCGAAATGTGGATGTGGCGGACGATCGCCCGGGTATTGGCGGGCACCGTGTACCGCGTGGCCGCGCTGTTCGGCAGACCGGTGGGGCCGTAAACTCTTTTGCTGATGACTGACATGTTCACTTCACCTCGAGCGACACCATTCGGATAATCGGCGAGAGGAGACCGTTTCCTCGCGCGACGACGCGCACCCGCGCATCAGCCTTCGGTTCCTCCCAGGGAAGATCGACCTCGTCCGAGGTTCGAAGGACGTTACCGTTCCCGGCTGAGCCCGCCGCCCACGGCGTCAGCTCCGCCCACTGCATGTTTTCGTCTAGGTACTCGACGCGGAGCTCGATCGCCGACGAGCCGAGCGATTCGTAGAACTGAGCGCGACAGGCCGTGTAAGGAGCCATGAAGATGCGCCTCTGCGAGTAGTTCAACTCGGCGGGCGTAGAGCTCAGGAGGAGCATCGTTTGCGGGTCTGCTACGAGCGTTGTATGCGACATGATTTCCCCTAGAACGCGGTCACCTCGGCCCAGCCAATCGAAACGGAGAGAATCCCCGTTCCTGCCGCCGGCCAGACTGTTCGGTTACGAATCACGATCCCTTCGTTCTGCGCCAAGACGATGGGGTGGTCGCCGTCGGCCATGTAGAAGTCGAGCTCCATGCCGTCAAACGTCGGCATGATGACTTCCTCGGTTGCCGCTGCCGGGTTTACGCGGTTGCCCTTCCGGAGCGACTGCGCGAATGGGAAAGCGTCAAAGGTTTCCGTTCCGTTGCCGAGCGCAGCAGTCGTCGAGATGCGGACGTCCGTCGCGAGCGAGGTGCCCATCGACGTGCGCATCTTGGCGTTGTTGCCGGTCGGCGTGAGCGCCGTTCCGCCCGTGTGCGACGCCGTGTAGGTGCGCACGATGAAAGCGTCGAAGCTGGTGTGGTCGGTCAGCGTCGCGGCAGTGAACGGAGTAAGCGGCAGAAAGCGCGTTTTCAGCTTCGTGATGATGGCAAAGCGCGTCGCGTCGCCCCAACGGAACGCGAACACGTGGCCCGCGCTCGCTGTGCCAGCGGCGAGCGCAGCGGCCAGCGTGCCCGTTGTAGCCTGGATCCGGTAGTGACCGAGCGAGCCGTACGAGATCGGTTTGCTCGTGATGTGGAGCGGCGCCGCGGCTGCAACGCCCGACTCGACCAGGCCGCCGACGACGCCTTCCAAAAAGGCCATCAGCCTGCCGCCTTGCGAACAGCAGCCGCGATGCGTGCCACGTCATCGTCTGAGAGCTTGAGCTGCAACGGCTGCGCCTGCGCGAGCTGCTCGGGTGGCGTCGCCTCGCCCTGCCAATCATCGAGCCGAGCAGGGCCAGACCAGACCTCAACCGTCCCGTCTCCCGATTCGCGACATTCGGCATACGGGTAGCCTTCAGCAATCGCCCACTCCAGGCCGAAGTGCGCCGTTGCGCGGTCCTCAAACACCCCGAGCGGCTGGCCGATCTTCTTCATGCGAACACCACGTAATGAAACTTGATATTCCCGCGCACTCTGCCCCGCCGCGCGCGTTGCACCATCTCGTGTTCTCGCCGCTGAGCGCCCGCGCCGATAACGCTGTTTGGTCTCCCTTGGTCGCCCGGCTGCAGCGCATACGGAATCTCGAAATACGTCGCCGGAGTTTGCCAGCCAACAAGCGCACTACCTGCAGCCGGCTGGACGTACGCGATCTCCACGCGATCCATTTCGGCGTCGCTCGCTTGCGTCCCCTTGCCGGTGTAGGGCCCCTGCGCCTGCCAGACGAGCACCTTGCTCGTGCCGCTGATAGCAGCATCCGTGATCGAAAACGTGCCGCGAAAGACTGGCGTCGAGCCGAGGTCTTTCTCGACAGTCGTCGCCGAAGCTCCCCCACCGCCGCCTGCCGGTCCCTGTGGACCCTGCGGCCCCGGCGGCCCCATCGGCCCCTCGGGACCCTCCTGACCGTCAATTCCCGGCGGCCCCATCGGCCCGGCTGCTCCCGCCGCTCCGGCTGGTCCGGCGGCCCCCGCTGCGCCCGGCGGTCCCATCTCGCCGTCGGCTCCGTCTCGTCCGTCCGTGCCCGGAGGGCGCGCGAGCAACGACTTGATGTCGTTCATCGCGGTCGCGACCTGACCCTGCAGCGTCGTGATGTTCACGTCGACATTCAACGCACCGTGCGCGTAGAGGTAATCGATCGCATCTTGGATGCCGCGGAATATGCGCGTTAGGGCCATCCTAGACGCCTGCCTGTTTAGCGAATTCCTGCAATGCCTGCTGCGTGAACTGAGCCCACTCGGTCATCTGCCGAGCCCATTGTTCGAGCGCGCGCACGCGGTCCGACAGTGGCTGCCCCGGCTGCTTGACCGGCATCTGCGGAATCATCATTTGTTTAAGCGTCGTGGGCATTAGGGTGCACCCGGCAAGCGTGGCCAGCGGAAGCGAGGTCCGTAGCGCGGTTCGACGTCACGAATCTCGAGCGGCTCTTGCGCGTTGCGCTCGCGAGCCATTGTCTCGATGCGGTCCTTCTCTTCGGCATATGCGCGCTCGAGCCACGGGTCTTCCTGCGCGCGCATGATACCGCGCATCTCACGCGCGACGCTGTATGCGAGCAGTCGGTCCCATCCGTTCACGGCGTTGAAAGAATCGTTGTCGCAGTTCTTGCAGTTTTTGGCTCCGAGATCTTGCCATGCCGGCACATAGCGACAACGGATGGTTGTACCATCTAGCCCCGGCGGACCAGGTGCAACGTAGACGCCTTCGCCATCGCCATCGAGCGCGCCGCCGAGTACGTAGCCTTTGCTCTCCCACTGACCCCAGATTCCCGTTGACTCGTAACGGTAACTGTCGGCTGCCCGGATCTCTTCTATGGGCTCGATGTTGGTAGGGGTCCACACGATCTCAAGACCGAGCAGCAAGTAGAACGGTGGGCATTGCGGCATCGGGATAAAGAGCCGCCGCCCAGACACGCACGCGCCTAGTGTCGGATCATTCAGCGTCGCTCGGAGCTCGATCGCGTAGAACTCGGGACGCGCGAGGATGCAAAGGTCGTATAACTTGCGGCCATGCTGATTGATTAGACGCCGCGCTTCGGTCTGGTCTATGAACTGCGCAGAAGCTCCGCTAGTCGCACGCTGATCAGCGTAAAGCCGCGCGTCCGTCTCAATCTGGTCGAGGGTGACAAGTTGCATTACCTTTTAGGCCGCTTCTGCCCCCATGATCATCAGACTCATTGGACTCACGAGAACTTCGTCACCGGTGGTCGCGAAGCATCGGATTTGCACAGTGTGCGAGCCATTGGTCGCAATCTGCAAACGCTGAAAGCCGGTGTAAGTTGCCTGCTCCTGATCGGCCGTCAAGATGATCGCGCCATGAGAAGCTCCGACCCATGCCCCGTCAATCCAGACCTCGTAACGCCCTGCACCAGCCGCGCTCGTATTCGAGCGCGTGACCGTGAAAAACACGATGATGTACTGACCAGTCTCAGTGGTCAGAATGCTCTTGGAATTTACTCCTCCCGCGAAAAGCACAAATCCGTCTGTTCCGGCGGTGACTGTTTGCCCGCCGGTGTTCGGATCTAAGTGCACAGCCAGTGGATTCTGGCAGTCATCGCAGTCGCCCCAGGTCACTCGTCCTCGTCTTCCTCGTCCTCCGGCGCCATCCTCTTCGGCGCGGACCGGAATTCATCGAGCGCGTCCGCGAGCGCCCGTGCGTCGCCGCTCTTTACGGCCGCGATGATGTCACGGGCAGCGGCTACCTTCCCGCCGCTGCTCATCTCGTCGTCATCCTCGGGCTTGCCCTTGCCGCCCGTTATGAGCGCGAGCAGGCCACCTTCTTTCGGCATCGTGGCTCCTTTCCTACGCGCTCAGTCTCACGTCGTCCCAGAGCAGGAACAAGATCCATCCCGATCCGGTCGCAGGGTCCGTGTCGACGGCAGCAGCCTTCGTGCGAAACTGCATCGCCGTCTTGTTGGTAGACGGGCTCGCAGTGAAGCCCACGAGCTGAAACGTGATATCTTGGTTGCTCGCGTTCGCGATGTACTGAAACATCGGCTTCGGTGTGTTACCGAAGAGCCCGTTGAACGTGAGCGTGAACAGCCCGGCCGCATCGCGCACCGGTGCCGTGCCCTGCGCAGTATCTCCGAGGAGATTCTCTGCGTCTTCGGTGACGGTTGGAGCCGCTCCCGAAGTGAAGGTTCCTTGCATGACGCTCAGAACCGGCCCTCGCAGACCTTGGGTCTGCAGGTTTTTCCGACCGAGGCGATCCATCTGGTGGCTCTCCTTTTCTGGGGCGAGCCCCCTTTAGAGTTTGCGGAGCCGGAGCGAGTAAGTGCTGACCGGAACGACCTTACCTGCGCCGGCCTTTGCGATCGCGAAGTAGGCGTTCGCACCCGGCAAGATCGTGCAGTTCGCCGCGTTGCGAGTGAAGAATCGCTTGAGCACACCCGCTGACCATCCACCGCCCTGACCCGTGCGCGAATCGATTTCGGCTGCGATGTTCTTGGCTCCGGCCGCGCCATCGTCCACGGTCACGCGCACTTGCACGTAGTCGGTTGGGTCGACTGCCACGGCAGCATCCGGATTGACGACCCAATCCTCCACGCGCAGCGAGAAGTTGAACGGGTTCGTGAAGAATTTCGTATCCGCGGTTGTCGTAGAGGCCATGCCGTCGGCGGTCGACTTGACGAACGGGACGATGATGTCGAATCCGTCGTCTTCCACGGCCTGTTGGGCGGGAGGCTGAGCCCCGCCGACCGCACCGCCGGCATCCTGGCCATCCGCACCGCCGAGTCGCTTGATCCACTCTCGTACTGCACTCATGATCGTGCTCCTTTTACCAGGTGCCGATCACGGAGTGACCGGGGTTTTCGTCCGTCGTGTTGCCGTAGCAGGCCAGCCGCCCCTGCCGAGCGTCTTGCGTTGCGCTGATCAGGAGCGAGCCGTTTTCGTTTACGGCCAGCATCGGGCACTCTCCGGCGGTGCGGAACCAGAAGTTCGCCTCGTCGAACATCCAGACGAACCCCTTCGGAACGTCGACCTCGCTGAAGATCGCTGCCTCTCCGATCGCGCTGTTCAGCATGAGCGCATCGAAGCCGATGCCGGTCTCGGTCGCCTCGACGTGAATCTCGCGGAGCGATTCGCGGTCCTTTTGGAGGTCCGCATACTCGATCGGCGAGACGGCGATGTAGAACTCGCCCTTGCTGCCTGGATCGCTGCCCATGCCCGCGAGCTGCCCTTCGGCTGCCGCGTCGATCAGAGTCATCACTTTATTCTGACCGTTGCCGTTGAATCGGATGCCGGACACACGTGAGACGTCCTTCGTGGTCCGGTCGATGCCGTTGAAGTTTTCCCCGGGGCTCGGGTCGGTCGGCGGCGTCCACGCCTTCTTGCCGTTCATCTTGTTCGCGTAGTCGCCGGACCGATGAACGAAGTCGTTGACCGTGATGCCGGCAACCGTGTTCAGGTTGGCCGACAACTGAGCCGTGTTCGCGGGGCGGTTGACCGAGTCCACGCGGAGCTTCTTGTTGTTATCGCGGGTGCCGGCCGGTGAGAGCGCTGACCCGTCGTCGCTCGCGAATGTGAGCTGCATGTTCTTCTCGAGCCCGGCGATGTCCGATCGGTTGCGGAAGCTCAGCACGTTCGTGGTTAGCGTAACGGTCGAAGCGAGCTGACCGATCGCTCCGCCCTGGTTGCCCCAGATGCTGCGGGCCATCTGACGCGCGAATGCGTAGCGACCCTTGTCGAGGCCGTCTTTCAGAATGTCGACGATTGCGCCCTTGCCCTTGGCTCGCGCAATCAATGAGTTCTGAATCGTGTAGACCTGATACTCGTTCCGGTGCTGGATCGCGAACCGCACCTGCTCCGGTGCGGCCTGGTTCGCGAGCGCTTCGGCGAAGTCAGCGGAACCGCCCGCACTCGGCGCGACGTCCACGACAACGGTCCGGTCTTCGCCGCGAAACTCGGTATCCTTCCGGCAAATCTGGTAGAGCTTCGACGCCTGATAGAACGGCGTCTCGACGTCCTCGTCGTACATGCGCCGGAGCAGCGCGACTTGATTGGTCGCAGTCGCCGTAGTTCCGAGGAATGGGAACAGCAAGAGGACGAGGGCGAGCAAGCCGAGCCAGTCGGCTCCTGCGAAAGCCTGGACGAGAGATGCGATCGTGTTCACGGCGGGAGTCCTTCCCGACGCGCATCGCTCGATTGGGACCAGGGGTTCAGCCGCCGAAGTTGGCCAGCTGGTCTAGAATGCTATCTGGAACCGCTCTAGCGAAGGCGTCGCGTTTCTCTTTTTCCGTCCGCGGCTTGACTCGGCGTCCGCCGCTTTCGGTCGAGAGAGCTGGGGTCACGGTCCGTCCAGGTCGACTCTGCGCCTGCTGTTTCGGGCTTTTTACTGCGGGTTCCCGTTCCGCGCCCGGCCCGGAGCCGGCGGGGCGACTTGTCGGCTCGCCCGAGGCCATCCTCTGCTGCTTTCGCAGCTCGCGTTCCAGCTTATCGAAAACAGAGTCGATGTCAAGCGCCTCCCATCCATTGCTCCGAATCACGGCTTTTACTATCGCTACAAGGTCTCGCCCGGCCTTCCGGTCCTTCTCCGCGGACGCGGCCACGAGCGGCCACGTTTCGGGTGCCTCGCGCAAGCATGATTGGATCGCGCCATCACTCTCGTTAGCCTTGCGGCTTTCCTCGAGTCGCGCGTCCTGGGCATCAAGCCGCTCGACGATCTTGGCGAGAAGCTGGCGAGTCTCGTCGTTGACAGGGGCATCGGCACCCGCTTTGCGTTTGCCGAGAATCGCATAGCTCAGCTCCTCGTACGCCTGCTCCGCTGACTTGCCGCGGATGCGCGCGAGTGCTTCGAGGCTCTGAGCTGGCGTGCCGTTGAAGAGCGCATTGACGTCGACTGCTAGCCGCTCGCTCAACACCTTGAACTCACGCTTCTCGGTGTTCAGCTTCTCTTGCTGCTTCTCGCGTCGCTCGTCGCGCGCCGTGAGCGAGTTGTACCAGTTCTGGAGCTCGCGACGTGCCGTCCGTAGCTGATTCGCTCCGGCCTTCAACCGCTCAGCGGTCCACGGCTTGTCGTCCGCGAAATCATCGTATTGCGGCTCCGGCGTGGCGGGCTCCGCGTCGTCGGCCTTCGCTTCCGATTCCGTCTCGGTCTCGGTTGACGTCTCGGTCTCCGGCTCGGCATTCGGGTCGGGAGCACCTTCGGGCTCGTCAGGCTCCGCTCGGCTCGCGATCTCGCCCATGTTCCCGAGCATCGCGTCTACTAGAGCGTCAGTCGTATCCGGCGTAGCCTCGGTTTGCGGAGCTGTGGTTGCTTCGGAGCCCTCGGCCGCCGTCGCCTTTCCGGCGGCCGGGGCTTCAGGCGTAGGCGCAGCACTCGGCGCAGCGGATCCGTTCGACGAAGATCTGAAGGTGATTGACTGGCGCATGACGGGACTCCTCTATGCCGCTACCTCTTGCGGCGCTGGTGACAATTCAGCCGGCGGAGCTCCGCCGGGGGGCAAAGCAGGCTCAGCAGCGGGCTCGCCACCTTCGGGCGGAGGAGGAGCAAGCGGATCGAATCCGCCGGCTCCCGCGGCGGCTGCGCCCTGAGCCTGTCGCTTCTCGAGCTGGTCGACCGCGAAATAGAACTGACGCAAGAGCTCGAGCTTCGACTCGTCGAAGCCGTCCGCCTCGAGCGCGTTCAGCTTGTCCACGACCTTCAGCTTCGCGAGCGCGAGGTTCATATACTGATGCGGCATCGCATCGACGAACTTCGCGCCACGACGGAGCGCCTCGAGCTTGTTTTCGATGTTGCGCTCTTGCGCATCCACGTCGCCGAGCGCCGCTTCGATGTCCGGAAATTCCATAAACGTCGTGGTGAGAAGCTTGACCTGCTCCGGCGTGAATGCGCCGCTCCGAACGATCTCGGCGAGCCGCGCGATCTTGGCGCTCGGCGTCTGCGGCAAGAGATTGGTGCCCCATGTCGTGATCCTGAACTTGTTATCAGGCAGATCGATGTCAGCCCACTTGTACTCTCGCAGATCCTTCGACTCTCCCCAGATCACGGAGTAGTCCGGGTTTCGCTTCGCGAGCATGCGGACCGCGTCTGTCACGCGGCGCCCGCCCTGCACATGCCACTCTTGCCATGCACGGAATCGCGGAGTCTGCCGGATGTTTTCCAAATCCTGAAGATGCTGATACGCCGGCGCGTGCTCGATGCCGGGTTGCCGATTCGCGCGCATGCTCTGCTCGCTGATACCGAGCTTTTCTTTCGCACCGTCGATGATATCCCGGATGCGCTGAAAGTATTCGTTCGGCACAGCATTCATCGCGATCGTTTGAATCGCCTGGTTCGCGGGTACGTTGCCCTCGATGATCGACGCGAGCGCATTCGTGACCTTGTTCGGGTTCAGGCGCGCCTGCGACCACACGTAGAGCAGCGGGCGCGCCCAGAGGTGCAGGATCTCCTCGAGCCGCGCGTTCATGCGAATCAAAGTCGTCTGTTCGGCGTAGATCGACTCCGGCACTGATCGCGACCAGAATTCATTCGGTTTGCGCATCGGAAGGAAGAAAGCGAACGGCGGATAGGCGTACGGCACCGCATCGAGCTGGAGCAAACCGTGCTCGCAGCACACGAGATGCACGCCATCGTGGCCCCACTCGCGATATGGCACGGCGTCCCCGTCCTCGTCCACACCGAAGGCCTCGGGCCTCGAACGGTCGACGCGCATGCTCGGGAGGTGCCAGAGCATGCACACCTCGACCATGTCAGCGAGATCGTCGTCCCATGATTCGAGCCCTACGTCCTGATACGACGCTGCGCCGCAACGTTCGATCGCGTCAAGCGCATCATCGTCGCCGCTGTAAAAGCTCGTGAGCTTGTCCCGTGGCACGAGTGCGCGGCGGAAGAACTGGCGCGGACGCTTGCCCTCGAGCTCGAGCGTCATCATCTCCCACGGCGGCGTGCGGTCCGCGCAAACGTCGTTGTTCGCGTAGTCCGGATACCACTGCGTCACCCCGCCATCGTAGATGTGCCCGTCGAACAGCGTATCGAGTCCGAGCGCATCCCATACGCCAACTTCGCGGAAGATGGCTTCATTGACGCGGCTCATCGCCTGAGCCTTTTCGCGGAGCTGGCCGTCGCCCTTCGTGGTCAGGTAGAACGGTCGCACTTGCTCGCGGAACAGCATCGCGACGATCGTGTCGGTCAGCGCCTGCACTAGATTCTGACTCGGCGGGTCGACATCGTAGATCAGCGGATTGCCGTAGCTGCGCCCGTATGGGTGGTATCTCCCGCTGCCGAAGTAGAGCTGTAAGTAATCCGTCGCCTCGAGCAGCCGGCGCTGGCCCTGCTTCTTCCACAGTCGCTGCACGGTGTCCCAGCCGATGCTAGCGGCTTGATCCGCGTTGTATTCTTGGAGGTCCCAGAATCGCTCCGAGATTGCCCGCTTCGCCTTCGCTATCTTACGAATCTGCTTGCCTTGCGTCGTGCGCGGCCGCGGTCCCCACTTAGCCATCGCTCAATCCCTGCACGCCACCGACCTTCAACGCACACCCGCGACATAGCTGCGGGTTTAGCGGATGGCCCTTCGGCTGCTCCTGGCATATCGCGCACAACGACTCGTCGCGATCCTTGCGCGCATATCGCGCATCATCGATGATGCGGTCGACGGCGTCGTCCGGAATCGCGGCGAACGGATTCGGTGCATCGAGCTCGATCTCGAGCAGCCGGCCCTCCGGGTCAAGCACCATGCGACGCACGCCCTTCGCTCGCATGCGGTCGGCGAGCTCCAGGCCCTCTTGACCTAACTGCTTGGCTCTTGACACCTTGCGATCCTATACCACGCCCGCAATCCTACGCGCCATCGTGCCCCAATGGTCGGCCCGTCGTCGGTCCAGCATCGCCAAGTGCTCGGCGAGCATCGGGTCCCGCGCCGGCCCTGTTTTTTCGGGCGGCGCTGGCGGCACGGACAGCGCAAGCGCGAGCGTTCGCACGTAGCCGCCCATGCCCTCGGGAAACTCGAGGGTCACGCCCTGCACGGTCCGCCGCCGGGTCACGCTTAGAAGGTCGCGCTTCACGTCCTCCGCGTCCGGCGGCAACGCAAGATAGTCGTCGGCCACGAGATAGTGGAGCTGGTCAATGAGCTCGAAGCGCTGCTCATGCGACACCGTGAGCGGCACGACGCCGAGCCCAGCGTCGAGCGCAACGCGCAAGAGCGTGTCGTTAGCGAATTGAGAAGTGAACAGCGTCTGTACGCCGAGCGGTCTAACGATCTCCGCGATGGCGCGCATCGTCGCCTCGGGCGAGATGCTCTCGCCTGGTCGCGGGACCCACTCGCGCGCCTTGCTCAGAGCGTACATGTCGCGTCCGTTGCGCCGACCGGTGCACGTGAGCACGGACAGCGTCCACGTCGGCGTGTGCACACCCGGCTCGAGCGCGGCCGTGTAGAACTGGCCAGACTGGTCCCCGTCACGCTTTCGCGATGCGCGCTCGATGGCGACGGAACCGATCAGCGCGTTATCGGGGTCAGCGAACTCGCCCTCGACGTCGGTCTTGTACGCGCGCGGGTCCGCGATGCGCAACGCCTCGCATGCTTCCGGCGTCCACTTCACTGGGTTCATCCACGGGCCACGACCCTTGACGACAACGATCGTGCTCGTCGGCTTGCCAAAGTGGTCGCGGTGCGTCTGCCAGATCGGTCCGTACGGCGCATAGGGCGAACCGATCTCGAGTATCTGTCCACCCGGAAGGATGCGGCCACGAATCGAGCTCAATGATTCACTCAGATTGCGTATGCCGTCCTCGAGCCCGGCCATGCGCGGAGCTTCGTCGAACACGCAGCCGGCGAGCCAGCGCGCGACAAGCGTTGTGGCGTACCTCGAGAGCGCTACTACCTTGATCTCGATCATGCGACCGCTCTCATGCGTCACCTGCACGGTGTCGTAGCGCGGGTCGCACGCCAGGATCTCCGAGAAGCGCGGCTTGCGCATAACCGCAACGAGGTGCGACATCAGCGCGTGCGCCTGATCCTTCTCCGTAGACACGAGCGGGATTCGAATCTCATCGCCCGGCACAGTGCCCGTGACGTCCGCCTTGCGCGCCATCTGGATCGCCTTCGCTGCGGCGATCATGGTCTTCGCGGAGCGGATTGCGCACGTAATCAGGAGCTCCTTGAGCGGTCCCTCGGGCGGGCGAACGCCACCGAATCCGCCGCGCACCGTCTCGTCGTCCCAGAGATCACCGAGCGGAAGCCCGTCGCTCACGCGGCAGATCGCACGCTGAAGAGGCGTCGCGCTCTCGAGTCCGAACGCATCCGGATGCGTCAGCAGATTCTCGAGCGAGAAGTCATCGAACGGCTCAATCACCGGACGCGCGAACCAAGTCGGCGGCGCAACCCCGATCAGCGGCGCGTTCAGTACTCGCTGATTCTTCGGCGGCCGGCCGCCGCGTCGCTTCGGTGCAGCTTGCGCCGGCTGCTCGATCCGGAGCCCTTCGAACGCTCCACGTTGCCTGCCGTCTTGAGCTGCTTGTTCTGCTCCCGCTCGTCCCGTTGCTTCTGCACCCACGCTCGCTTCGCTGCTCCCCGGCGGATCATGCTTCACGTCCTTTCGTTTGCTGCGCGCCCTGCGGAGCTTCTCCCCGATGCATATCGCGCAATCGTACTCATCGAGGCCGTGGGAGCAGGTCACTTGCGTTTACGGGCCATGTTGTATGCGATGGCAGCGGCCTGCTTGACCGGCTTACCTTCATTGCGGAGCTTACCGATCTTTTTCGATATCCAGCGGCGTTTGGATTTCTTCACAGAACACCTCACCGTCAACCGCGATGATGCCGCGCGGCCCATCGGACAAGTGCAGGAACCCGTCGTCTTTCACTCGCGTCACCGCGTGCCCCTTGATGCGCACGAACGCGGCGCGTTCCGGCTCGGACCCCGGTCGCTGTACCCACCATGGTTTTCCCATCGCGGCACCTTGGTTTGACCACCAGACCAGAATCACTGCATTCGCTCGTGATAGCGCTTCCGCGCTTTCTCGATCTCCGACACGAGCTCGGCAACAAGCGAATCGACGAGCGATACGCCCTTCGTGCGCGTCCGATGCTGCGCTGACTCGTAGTTCAGTTTCGCCTCGAACGGCCGCCCGTACGTGTCGCGCACGTGCAGGATCATGTGCTGCCCATAGCCGTCGTCGACAACGCGCACGACGCGCAATCCTTGCTGGCGCAGCACGCGATCGCACCGCTGACCGAGCATCGCGTGAAGCTGTACCATGTCCCGCTTCTGTCGCTCGCGCTCGGACGCATCCGGCGCGTTCGTCTGCGTAGCCTGGTGATAGCGCTCGGGCTGCCGGTCATGCCACTCCTCGTAGATCTGCGTGACCATGAGCGGGTCTGCGCGCTTCTTCGCTTGCCATTCAGCATCGTGTTCCGCAGGCGTCGGCGCTTCGAGCTTCGACTTGCGGCGAAGCTTGTCGACGATCTTGCGCGCTACGCTCATGCCGCCTTCTCGCGCCTCTTCGCCGGCTCGTCCTCGCCTTCCGCGTGCGCGAGCTCGCGCGGCACGAGCAGCACGAGGTCGGGCGCGCCCCCGTGCGCGCTCTTGCGCGCGATCCAGCATGATGTCTCCGCGTCATATGCAAACGCCCATCCTTCCTTCGCGGCGATTGCGCCCTTCGTTTGGGATTCGACGATAAGCGGCTGGCGGAAAACGAGCTTCGTGAGCGTCATTGCTTCAACCCTCGCACGCTTTCAGGTTCCCGCCCAGCCCTTGGGCACCCCTGGCGGCAAAGGCGCTCATATCGCGTCCTAGGGCCATCCGTGCGTTTTCCCCGCAAAAACGCGCGGGCCCCAGGCTAAGTGCGC